GCCTCAATAGATGAAACATCATCTAAAGAAATACTAATTGATACCAATATTTCTTTTGTACATGTAACTTCCAGAGTCCCTATGAAGTCTAAAAACTTTGGGCCTATACTTGCTCCTGCAAACCAGTTGATTGATATAAAAACTTTTATATCAGGAGTAACGAGTGCTACTAATGTTGAAGCTGGAGTGTTAGGTACTATTGAAGAGACTGACACTATATTAAGAGAGAGAAGGGATTCTGAACTTTCTAAAACAGCGTCTACAGGGGTTAACGCTATAGCAGCTAGAATCAATTTAGTGGATGATGTAAGGTCAACTGTTGTATTAGAGAACTATACAGATTCAGTTGATGGTAACGGATTAACCCCACATAGTATACAGGCTATCGTAGATGGTGGACTTGATGCAGATATTGCAGCGGCTATCTTTGATTCTAAACCTGTCGGAACAGACATGAATGGTGCTGAATCTGTAGCTGTAGTTGACTCAATGGGTATCTCGAGAAATGTACTCTTTGATAGACCAACTTTAGTTCCTATCTACATTGAGGTAACATTAACTAAGTTTGGTACTTATCCTAGTAATGGTGATACTCAAATTAAAGAGAGCCTTGTTCAATTTGGATTAGATAATTTATTTGCGGGGGATGATGTAATTACTTCTAGACTGTATACACCAGTCAACTCAATACAAGGGCATCAGGTAGATAGCTTGTTTATTAGCACTAGTGTTAGTCCAACAGTTTCTACTCCGATTACTATAACATTGACTCAGTTGGCTCAAATTAGTCTAGTTAATATTACGATTGTATAATGACTATTTTAGATCATAAAGTAATTTATAGAGGAAGGTTATTAGAGCAGTACAAAAGCTCTATTAACCTTATAGGTTTAATTGATGCTTTAATAGAAGGACAAGGAGATTTAGAGTTTGTTCTTGACCAACTCTTAAACGAGAGAAGTATCAACACAGCTATTGGAGCACAACTTGATATAATTGGGGAAATTGTAGGACAGTCTAGAACTATTCTAGATGTAACTGGTTTAGAATTCTTTGGTTATGATGGAGCTGCTGGTGACATTGATGGTTATGGGACTTTAGAAGACCCAACTATTGGTGCTAGATACCGCAGTGGTACAGAAGAAACTGGAACTTTTAGAGAGCTTGGTGATGCTGAATACAGGCTCTTTATAAAAAGTAAAGTATATAAAAACGTAGGCTCCCTTACTACGGAGAATTTAATTGAAGCTTTAACCTTTGTATTTGGTGAAAGCTCATTTGTAGGTATTACCGAGAATGGGAACCACAATGTAAGCCTTACCTTGGTTGCAGATGTTCCGGTTTCTACAGCACAACTCTTAGTCACTAATGATGCACTGCCTAGACCAGCAGGGGTGTCTTACTTAGTTTCATTCTTATCTGGTGATGGATTAGTGTTTGCATTCGAAACCTTCCCATTAGGTTCAACTTACGGCACTGTAACTAACCCCACAATTGGTGGCACATTTACTGAGTTAGTTTAAAATTAGGAATAAATATGACTAGAACAACAACTGTTGACAATATATGGGCCTCTGGTGGCTCAGTAGTTGACCCCGGTACTGCTAAAGTTAATTCAGGGTGGGCAGCAGAAATACCCGCTCTTGAAACACAGAACTTTTGGCAAAACAGAGTGGATAAGCTTCTACAAGATATAGAAATACATGGTATTATGCAGTATAGTTCTGTTACAGTGTACGGAATTGGTTCTTGGGTAACTGCTTCTGACAATGAAATTTATAAATCTATTACCTCAAGTAATTCTGGTAATGATCCAGTATCTTCTCCTGTCAATTGGACACCATTTTCTACTATTGTTGCTGTACAAAACGCTACGGAGTCCGTTAAAGGGATTGTAGAGTTATCAAGTTTAGCAGAAACCCAAGTAGGCACAGACGCTACTAGAGCTGTTTCTCCTAAGAACCTTAAAGATGCTCTCCCACAACTTATACCGGATGCTAGTACAGCTACAAAAGGTAAAGTTGAATTAGCAAGTAATGCAGAAACCCAAACAGGTGCAGATGCAGTAAGAGCTGTAACTCCTGCTGGTTTGTTTAGTGTAACTGCTACAGAAACTAGAGCGGGTCTTGTAGAAAGAGCTACAGATGCTGAAGCACTAGCTGGATCAGACACAATCAGGTATATAAGTCCTAAGCAGTTTGTAGATAATGTAGATACTCTTGTACCTTCTGCATCTACAACCCTTAAAGGAAAAGTTGAATTAGCTACAGCTACAGAAGTCAGAGTAGGTACAGACGCTACTAGAGCAGTTACCCCTGCTACAATGGGTTCATTCATGACAGGTTGGATTTTCCCCTTCCCAGCTACAGTAGCCCCTACTGGGTTCGTTGAGGCTAAAGGTCAATTGCTGTCAAGAACAACTTATGCAGAATTGTGGACATGGGTACAAGTTAATATGAGAGTTGTTACAGAGGCTCAATGGGCTGGAGTTGATTCTGGTACATACTCTAGCGGAGACTTATCAACTACATTTAGACTGCCTGAGTTAAGAGGTGAATTTATCCGTGGTTGGGATAATAGCCGTGGTGTGGATTCTGGTCGTGTTGTTGGTACTACACAGACCGATGAATTCCAATCTCACAATCACAGTGTAACAGCTAGTAAGTGGATTGGGGGATATACCGATGATGGTGGAGCACCAGATCAACGTACTACACAACAAACTTTCAACACTGCATCAACAGGTAGTACCGAAACAAGACCTCGTAACGTTGCAATGATGTTCTGCATTAAAGTATAAGGAAGAGAAGTGAATGACTAGACAAGTTTATAACGATACATGGGCTTCTGGCGGGGCTATAGTCGATCCCGGTGCTATTAAATATACTGTTGGTTGGATTGTAGAGGCTCCACCCCTTGAACATGCTAACTACTGGCAGGGTAGAACAGATGAAATGCTGCAACACCTTGAACGTAATGGTATAGCAACTTTTGATGCAACATCAGTTTATGAGTTAGGGGGTTATGCAAGAGAAGGTACAGTCACTTACAGGTCTTTGGTTGTAACTAACACAGGTAATTTACCTTCTACAAGTCCTGCACAGTGGGTTCAAGCTTTCCTTATTCCCGGTAATAACTTAAGTGATTTAGCTGATGCACCTACAGCAAGAACAAACTTAGGTGTTGATGTAGCAGGGACAATTAACTATGTCCACCCCAACCATTCTGGAGATGTAACCTCTGTAGCTGATGGTGCTACCACTATTTCCTCTAATGTAGTAACTAATACTAAGCTTGCTGATATGGCAACAAACACCATTAAAGGTCGTATTGGGGCTGGTACAAATGATCCACAAGACCTTACTGGTGCTAATGTAAGAACTATTATCAATGTTGAGGATGGTTCTACTGCTGACCAAACAGGGGCAGAGATTAAGGTTGCATATGAAGGTGAAGCAAACACTAATGCGTTTACCGATGCAGAACAAACAAAGTTAACTGGAATAGAAACAGGTGCTACCGCTGACCAGACTAAGGTAGATATTGATGCCTTGGAAATTGATGCAGGGACTTTGGATGACTTAGACAGCATTCAGTTCTTACGGTCTGATGTTGATGATACGATGACTGGTGAGTTAATATTTGAGAGAGGTAGTGATTCTTTTCTTCTCTCAAAAGATTGCACTACCACTACCCACCAAATTAAAGAGTTATATACAGAAACAGGAACAAAGTACAATGTGCGACCTTATCCTCTTGGTGTTGCAGCTTCCACAAAAGACTTCGGCTACGATTTCACTAACACTCGATGGTTCTTTGATGAATCCCCGTATGTAGGTGCTAACGCTGTACTAGATGCTGGTGATCTTGGTGTAACTGTACAAGGTTATGATGCTCAAACATCTAAGACGGATGTAGCTGAAGCACGAACTGCTGACATAGTTCTCAATGACACTTTTGCTATAGAGTTCGGCACATTAGGCGCAGAGAGTAGGCTTTACTCAAACGGTACTAACACTTATTGGAACATGATAGGTGCTGCTAACGATCTGTACATTCAAAGTGTAACAGTAAATAAGTTCTTATTCGATGGTTCTCTAGGTGACTTCCATGCTGACGGTGATGTAATCGCTTCATCTACTTCAGTTGGTTCTGATAGAAAGATTAAGAAAGATATACGTCCTATTGAAGATGCCTCTAGTAAGTTAGATAGTTTAGTAGGTGTTCAGTACAACCTTAAAAAGTCTGGTAAAGCAGACGCAGGACTTATTGCTCAAGATGTACAGAGTGTTCTACCTGAAGCAGTTAAAGAAGTTGCTTTCTTAGATGGTGAAGAAGGTGAAACTTACCTTTCACTTAACTACAACGCTGTCATAGGTTTGTTAGTAGCTGGTTTCCAAGAAGAAAAAGCTAAACGGATAAATCTTGAAGAACGTTTGAGTAAACTGGAGGAATAATATGTCAATTGTTGCATCAGGACAAGTGTCAATACAAGATTTAGTAACTGAGTTTGGGGGTACTGCCCCTCATAATTTAAGTGAGTATTACCGTGGGGGAGCTTATGTAGATGATATCACTAATAATAATAGTGTGCCTCTGTCTGGAGAAATACAACTAAAGGACTTCTATGGGGCTGGTAATGTAATTACCTACACTGTAACAGAGGCATATGAACTCCAAGCGGGTATTATGTCTGCTACGGGGTATTGGACTGCTAATAAGGTGGTAAACGTTTATAATAGAGCAGAGTTTTCTACATCATTTACTACTACCAAAGGTTCAAGAACACCAACTACATTATTCGGAGTAACAGTGCAAGGGCTTTACTATACTTATAATGTAAAAGCCCCCAACGATTTCTTTCAAGTGATTCTTCAAGGGACTAGAGCTAAAACTTTCTTTGAGTCTGCTACTCCTCAAGGGGCTGCAACTCTCCTCACTTCAGCTTGCGATCACGCCTACTTTGAGAGTTCCACTATTTACAGTTGGCTTCAAACCAAACCGGGAGCTTGGGATGGTTCTGGGACAAGAACAGTCACAATACTCTAACTAATAAGGTAAAATTATGCACATAAATTACACGTTTAAGGTTAACGCATTCTCTGTAGAGAAGGGAGTTATTAGTGTTACATACCTTCCAGTTGATCTTTCGCTGGAATTGAAACCGAAACACCACACGCAATTAGGTATAGATAAGCAGATTATGATAGACTACTCTACAGGAGTTATTACTTCAGATGAGTTTAAGAGTCTTGTCCGTAAAGCTATTGTAGATGCTGATGGGCAACCTCAACACGAGTGGAACGAAACTCTCGCTGCTAGAACATTAACTGTTCCCCCTGAAGTAGAGGGAATGTTGGGTTTTGAGTGGCCTACGGTTACTGAAGCTGAGTCAAGTAATATATCCCCGGAGGTGATGTAACATGGCTGATTGGAGATTCTTATCGAACTATAGCCTTCATAGTAATAATCAAGATTTGATGATTTCACATTGTAAACCTAAGTTTGGAGATGCCTTTAGCCCAGTAGTAAGCCCTTTAACAATACCAACTCAGGTGGTTTCTGTTAACTGGTGTGTAAGTGGTACAGTTAAGTGGTACTCAGCCGATATGACTTTTATAGCAGAGTATGGGGCTGGAGTGAAGATGACAGTACCAGACCCTTCTCATGTAGCTATGGGTCAGGTGGTTCTAGTAGCTTCATCTGATGATGTAGAATACTACTGCTTGCGAGGGTTAAAACAATTCTACACTGGAGACATAATAAATCTAAAACCAAACCAAGAAGTAGAGATACCTCTCATTCCTTCTAGCGGTCTTTTTGTAAGTGAAGGAAGCATCATAACTTCTAGTAAGGAACACAATAAAGGAGCTTTGTTAAATAATCTCGCTCAAAAAACAAGCCTAACCTTTAAAGGTGGGGAAGCGGGTGCAATGGTAGCTTCATTTAATAACCTATGAAACCTTTAGTCTGGAAGGAGGAATGGATAACTCGCAACTTCGAAGATGGAAGACCCCCACCTAAAACCCTTAAAAGAGTTATAGATGGTGTCCCTTTTACTTTTGAATGTAGCCGGTGTCATTATATAACTTCTGAAGGTAAGAAAGCTTATATAGTGACTTGGTGGTGGGGGCCAGATTTGCATACCTTCAAACACGTTGCTATTGGAAGTAAGAAATCTATATATCCTAACATAGAGCGAGAAGTCAGAGTAGGTAAATACTTAGCTAGAAAGAACAATAGATAGCTTTATATTGAGAGGTAACTGTGAAAGAACTTGTAATATTAGTACATGGGTTTAATGTGTGGGATGGAGGAATATCAACAGTGGGGAAACTAAGACCTTTCTTTGCTGAAGAAAGATACCCGTATATTATGATTGACTATGGAACTTTTGATATAGTAAAAACCTATCTCAAAAATAAGAAGGTGGCAAAGGAATTAGCTACTGCTTGTGAAAATGCAAAGCTTAGTGGATATGAAGTTATAGTTGTTGGACATTCTAATGGGTGTACAATTATAGATATAGCTTCTAAGGAGTTTAACGCACCAATTAAGAAAGCGGTATACATCAACCCTGCACTGAATAAAGATAAAGAGAGAAGCCCTACTGTCGGTTCTATAGATGTTTGGCACTCTCCTTCAGATAAGCCTGTTAAATGGGCAAAGCTCTTACCTTTCCATCCTTGGGGAGAAATGGGAGCTACTGGTTATATCGGTGAAGACCCTAAGATTGTTAACTACAACAAAGAAGATATGAAGTTGTCAAGTTCAGAACATAGTGATATGTTTAGCACAGAGCTTTTACCCTTCTATGGAAGACTAGTTGTTAAAACTGCACAACAACAATAAAAAGAAACCAGTACCCCCTTTAACCACCTATGGAGAAATCTGTAGGTGGTTTTTTGTCCTTGGTTATATACTCAAACGGTTTTTAGTTTAAAAGGTTATAAAAATAAAGCTTGCAATTTTGTAAATGTGTGCTATATTAAATGAACTTAACAAAAGCGAGATTTTATGTATACCTTATTAATGATTTTTGTATTAGGGAATACTACTACAGGAGCCTTGTATGTAGTTGATAAGTGTGCTACATTAGAAGAAATAAGAATATTTGAGAGTGAAGTTGCAACCTCCTCTGGAGCTGTATACTTAACATGCTATAAATCTCAAACAAAAGGGGATATAACTTAATGGATAAAATAAAGATTGACTTATCAAGAGAAGAGGCAGTATTAGTATCAGCCTTACTAGGACATATAAATGTTGGCAAAGGTACATACAACACTTATACTCTTGTTAATAAACTTGTAGAAGTTTTTGAAATATGTGATGATGAACTTTCAGAAGAATATGATTGTTTTCATTTTGTTCCAAGAGAAATTACAACTAGCCTTGACATTAATAACAGACATACTATAGACTTGATGAATATGGAAATCATCTACAGAAAAGGGTAAATTATGGCAGGACAACAAGGGAGATTCTTTAGACCAAAGCCAAAAGCTTTGAAGGGTACGCCATATGATTCCATGACAGAAAAAAGATTACATGAAGGAGCATTAAAGACTTGCACTTTCCACTCTGTTAAGATACCATACCACATAGAACATCAATATGAGCCTGACTTCATTGTTAAGGTTGGTGATAAGATCATTTATATTGAAGTTAAGGGTTATTTCCAAGATAGAAGTGAGACTCAGAAGTACAATTGGGTAAAGAAAGCTTTAAAGCCTATGGAAGAACTTGTATTTGTGTTTGAGAAACCAGATAAACCCATGCACTTTCAAGCTAAAAGGAAGGATGGGACTAAGATGACACACAGAGAATGGTGTGTTAAACAAGGTTTCAGAGTATTTAGTGAAGAAAATGCTGGACAAATTATGGAGGAACCTGTATAATGGCAAAAATAGATATACGAGAAATTGATGAAGATGAAGAAATTACAGAGATTTACTTTACAGATGATGAATATTTGAGTATACTAGAGTCTAACGTATTCTATGTACATTCAGATGGTAAGAAGATTCCAATATTCCTAGAGTCCATACCTAATATGATTGTAGCTCTTGAACATGCTAAAGCCATATGGGAGGAGCATTAGTGAGTGATTACAGGGTATTCATGAAGACCTTAAAGGGTCGTACAAGGGTTATAGCTCTTACAGGGTGTGGTACTATAGAGGACACTATGCAGTACGTTAAAGAACACAGGAAAGACCTAGAAGACGCTATAGGAGCACCATTAAAAGCTAAATCACCAGTGCTAATTGAGATTGTTGGTGGTAAGAGTTAAAAAGACTTTTAATAACTTGAGGATATCAGGTTGTTTAAAGAAGACCTTAATAATCATGAGGTTATTGGGGAAAAAGAGAGTAGAAGAAGAGTAGACCCATAAACTACTGAAGCTTATTGCTTACTAGGGTAGATAAGAGGGTGTTAATCAGGAATCTATTAAGAAATCTAACAGGAAAATGAGAGGTATTTTTATATGACTAATACAGCAAAGATTGAACTAGCAAAAGAACAACCAGTAATGGGTACACACGGGCAAGGTGTTAAGTTTAAAATTACAAACGCTACTGTGATGTATGTAAAGAATGTAGGTTATGGCGCACTTAAGTTTGGTGAAAAGGAGGTTGAAGATAAACCTTGGGTTAATCATCAATACGAAATGGACATTCTAATTTCTCCAGAGATTAAGAAAGTTCTTCGTGAAGCTCACAAACCAACTAGTATCAAAGAGTTTACAGCAGAGGAGTTCAAAAAAACCTTTAAGATTGATCCCCCTTTTGAATCTGATGAATATATTGTTACTAAGTTCTATAAAGAAGCTTATTGGAAAAGTGGCTCTAGTAAGGGTGACGTAGCTCCTAGAATTGACTTTAAAAAGATGGGAACAGGAGAAGACCTTAAGGAAGTCGGTATTGGTAATGGTTCGGTTGCAAGCTTCCTTGTTGAAGTTAAGCCTTACAAAAATGACTTTGGTACAGGAACTTCTGCACGACTAGGTTCAGTGTATGTAACTGATCTGGTTCCTTATGCAGTTGGTGGTAGTAACGATGACGCAGAGTTCGGCATGACTGCTCCTCCAGAAGAAAAATCCTCTGGTGGTGATGATGACGAGTGGGATGATGCGTAAGACATAGAGTAAAAACGGAAACCCTACATAAGGTATATACTTTGTGTGGGGTTTTCTTTCCTATAAAATAAGGTAATTACATGAATAAAATATATGATCCCGAATATGGGTTCTTTGATGCTGATCCAATTGTTTACAGAGCTGGCTTTTCTTCACAAAAGACTAAGTATTTCTATAGAGACCAAAAGGGAGAGATAGTAAGCCCCTTGATTTCTTCTGCAAAAGAAGCTAAAGTCTGGTTACAAGATCAGGAAGAGTTCGATCTGGATGTATCTCAATATACTAGAGAGAAAACTATAGAACATCTTTCTGAGGCAAAAGCACTAAAGAAACTAGATGATATTATTAAAGAATACCGTAAAATGGCTGGGCCTAGTGTTAAACACTTTAAAGGTTTCTTAACTCCATCAGGGGATAAGCACAAAGCTATTAAAGGTATTGAAGATGAATACCAAATGTCAAGGATTAACACTCCTAAACCAAAACACCATGAAGCCTTGAAAGCATATGCAGCTTCTAAAGATTTTATTATCACAAGTCCACTTGGATTTGAAGCTGATGAATTACTTATTCACAATGCTGAACAAAAAGGTGCTAATGGTGTAGTAATAAGTATTGACAAAGATATGTGTATAGCGGAAGATACATGGGTTATTCATGTCCAGAAAGATGGTTCAGGAAAACCAGTGTGGAATACCTCTCTAGGACATTTAGAGTTATATCAAAAAGGGACTGACGTTAAAGGAGTAGGTGGAGGTTTTAAGTTTTTAGCTTACCAAGCTGTAGCTGGAGATAGAAGCGATCATTACTTTGGAATCAAAGGAGTTGGTGCGGTCACAGTAGTAAACCTTATTAAGGACTGTGAGACCCACTCAGAGGTCGTAGAAGCCTGTTTAGAGCTGTATACGGATACCTTTGGTGAATCGTATAGCTTTACCTCTTGGGACGGTCAGGAGATGATTAAGACCCCTCTGGAGATGCTTCAGATGCACTTCTTATTACCTTATATGGACAGAGGCCCAAAAGACCCCGGTTTTGATATTATGAAGTATTTATAATGGAGATAACACAGGAGTATCTATTTGAGAGTTAATACTAATAAACAAGAGCTAGAAGATGGAGTTGTAATTGATAAAGACTTTGCCTGTATCTTAAAGGGGTGTGAAAGCTCCGATGCAGGAAGCCTCTGGAAACATTCAGATGGTAGAGTTAATTATCATTGCTTCTCCTGTGGAGGTAAGATATACTCAGTTGATCCAGATACAATGGAGCGTAAACAAACAGATAAATATGTGGAGGAAGAAATAAATATGGAGGACGTAGATGTAATCACGAAGGAATTCGACAGTGACAGTTTGAAAACTCGTAGGATCAAGAAAGAAATTGTAGAAATGTATGAAGTGAAAGTAGGCTATGATGACAATGGTAATCAGGATGCTCACTTCTACCCTACAAAGGTTGAAGGGAAGACAGTTGGGTACTCTAAAAGAGAAACATATCAAGAGTGGGATAAGAAGGTACAAAAGAAGCCTGAACTACTTGGTGTTATGAAAAAATTCTCTACAGTAGGTTATGCTAAGACAGATGTAGACTTGTTTGGGCAACACTTATACCCAGCAGTTAGAGGTTCTAATGGTTTCAAGACCAGAATATTAGTTACAGAAGGTCAAGAAGATGCTCTAGCTGGTTGTGCTATGATAGCTCATAAGGGTAAGAATATAGAACACTACCCTTTTGTGTCTGTTGTAGGAGGTACTGAAGGCGGTATTAGGAACCTTAAATCTAACCTTAAATATGTATCAACCTTCGATGAAATATACTTATGTGTCGATAATGATGATGCAGGAAAGAAATTCGAAGAGGAAGCTTGTAAAGTTCTTCCTGTAGGCAAGGTAAAGATTGTAAGAGTTAATCCTAAATATGGTAAGGATTTCAGTGACCTATGGAATAAAGACTCTGCTTCTGAACGTGAAAGAGGCTGTGATATGTTCTGGAATAGCCTCTGGAATGCTGAATCTTATAGTCCAGCAGGGATTAAATCTTTATCTGAAGGTTGGGAAGACTATATCCACCGTGGTGAAGACCCACTAATTCCTTTTCCAGATAGCTTTGGAGACCTTAATGCGGCTACTTGTGGAGGTTATGGAGCTGATGGAGAGATTATTAATATCGCTGCACCATCTTCAGTAGGGAAGTCTTTATTCACTAAGGAAATGATTTATACAGCACTAAAAACTACAGAGCGTGTTATCGGTGTTATCTCTCTTGAAGAAACCTTACCAGAGTTTCTAGAGGGCATGTTGAGTATTCATATGAGTACACAGCTTAATGAGATTCCTTTTGATGAACGTGATAGAGTTACTGAACGTGCTAAGTTTGATGAACTTCTAGCTATCAATAATGAAGGTGGAGCTGACCGTATACACTTCTTAGATGATCCCGGTGCTTGTAAGGGTGAAGACGATTTATGGGATAAAGTTGATTTCTTGATTAAAGGGTTAGATTGTTCCATCATAGTGCTTGATCCAGTTACACTAGCCTTATCATTGGGACTAGATGAAGACGAGTATAACGCTACACTGGTTAAGAAGGTTAAGCGTCATAAACTTGCTTGGATTAATGTACACCACGTTCGTAAGAATGGTGGAGGCGGTACAGCTAACTCTGAGGGTGCTGATTTAGCAGAAGAAGATATTAAAGGGTCTGGTTCACACTTCCAGACAGGAATGATTAATATCATATTAACTCGTAATAAGGTTCATGATAATCAAATTGTTAAGAATACCACTAAGATTAAAATGCCTAAATGTAGAAGGCATGGAAAGAACACTGGTGTTGTAGGTTACGCATTCTATAATGGAGATACTGGTAGGTTAGAAAAAGGTATAGACCCTTCTGATATACTTGAAATGGAAGCAAGTAATGTTAACAATGAAGATGAAGCTGAATGGGAGGTAAAGTGATGTCTTTCGTGGAGGTAGAATTAACTGAGGAGATGAAGACTAAAGCTAGAGGTTTAGCTACTGAACTTGGAAAGTTAAATAATAGTATTACCAGTGGGGATGGAAATCTTGCAGGTTTTTACGGAGAGGTTGCAGTTGCGTATTACTTCTCTAAAAAGGGCTGTGAAGTTTCCCACTCTAATACTTATGACTATGATTTAATAGTTGATGGAAAAACTATTGATGTTAAAACCAAGCGTTGCAAATCACCACCAAAACCTACTTATGATTGTTCGGTAGCTAACTTTAACACAACCCAAAAATGTGACTACTATCTGTTTACTAGGGTTATGAATGATACCGTGTACCTTCTTGGGAACATCCACAAGGAAAGATTTAGGACTGAGAGTGTTTTTCATAAGAAAGGGGAAACAGATTCTAATTTTGTAGGAGGTAAACCTTTTAGGTTTCATGCAGATTGTTGGAATATCCGTATAGACCAATTAAAAAACTTTAATAAGTAGTTGACTTTGAGCTGGAGGTATCTTATGATGCTTCCAGTTTATTTTTATAGGAGGAATTTATGATTAAAGATCAGAGGTTAGCAGCAGACATAATTTTATCAAAGCTGCAATTGCTAGACCCCAACTGTATACTTGCAGGAGGCGCACCTAGAGATTGGTATATGAAAAAGGAAGCTAATGACTTAGATTTTTATATTTACCTTAATCCTAAGAATCAAGTAGAAAAG